TAAGGCCTCATACCTTAATAACATAAACAATAAACTATACCTAAAGGTGAGCATAATTACCTAAAGCCACCAAAGCCTAAAATATTAAAAGAAAAGAAGAGCCATTGCTGGCTCTTCCTTGTTGCTAGAGTGTGATCTCTGCAGGTGTGTAACGCACTATTCTGTGTGCTGTGTAGTCACCATTGCTCCCTGTTCTGGTCTCTGTTTGTAGACCAAGGCTTGAGATGTTGCTGTCTGCCTGTAGCTCAGATACTAAGTCCTTGTGGATAGACACTGCTACTCTAGTGTCATTGCTCCAGTGACGAAACCAGTCTGTTTGGTTTCCGTCTTTGTCTTTAGCCGTATTTAGCTCAAGGTTAGTAATTCCGATTTGTGATTTAAGTTCAGTGATATTCATGATAATAAGGTATTAGGTTAAGGCATATCATTAGGTCAATGCCAGTAATAGGTGAGGGTAATGGCGTAAGCCTAATACACCTCTTGATCCTAGCTAGTGTGAGTAGCTAGGATTGTTGTTGAACAGTGCATCAAACACTTTGGTGTTCACGTTGCTTGTCTTCATGTCTTGCATTGCATTGGTCTTTGCTTGAGTTGCAAGACAGTTCTCAAGCTGTTGTTTACTTCTGTTGTACATAGTAATTAGTTTGCGCCCTGTTAAACATACATTGGGATTGAACTACAGGGGGAGTTTAGAATCCAGGAATTGGTGGGGGTGATGTCATAAGGTAGATCACACTCTCATAATTTTACCAAAAAATTTCTACCCAAAATTTATTTACCCACTAGATTTACCCACCCTATAGAGTTATCTTATAGTAGACTAATTGTAGGAGTGGGTATATAAGGTATAGAAAAGAGCAAAGGGCTAGGGTCCTGGGGTAGAAGACATCCTCTGCTCTTGTTGGTGCACCAAGTATATAGAGAGTGGTGCACACTACTTTTCTTGCTAGGCGTAGTATCATAATGCTAAGATACGATTTTATATGATGTTGTGCAAGTTTTAAAACTGCTCAAAGAAAGAAAGAACCAAAGAAAGAAACCTGTATATAGTTAGGGTTTTTTACAATTTGTAATATTTGTGAAAGTTGTTCTGAAGTGTACGAAAGAAACTTCTTTTGCAAAGTTACAACTCTAGTCAATATAAACCTAATTATTTCCCATCGAATTTATTTATGGAGGTTTATGTAACTATAAGAAAAATTTATAGTCTTATTTGTTAATATTAAAATTAATTATTGTATATTTGCAGCACTAATCAATATAAATGGGTAGAGGTAACAGAAATAAAAAGATAAATCCTTATGTAAGGAAAAAGAAGACGGATAATGCTGAAAGTGAAAATGCCCTGGCTATTGAAAGACTTGATAGAAAACTTAGAAACCTAAAGCTTCCCAACCTGAAGGATGTAGATTCCGATCTGAATCCTGAGGATGGCCAAATAATAATATATGATCAAGCATCACAAAAGTGGATAGCAGCAGATGCACCTTCAGGAGGAGGAAGTGGTACAGGTGGAGAAGATAAACATTATATACATAATCAAACTACAGCATCAACAGTCTGGGTAATTGATCATGATTTAGAAAAAAGACCAGCAGTGGCCGTAGTTAGTTCTACAGGTTCCTTCCAGGAAGGTGCTGTTGTGTATACGACAATAAATAGCTTGAGTATAACATTCAATGCTTCGTTTTCAGGTAAAGCCTACCTTAACTAACTTAAATTAAAAAAGAAAAGAAATGGCACAAACAACATATAATAAGGATTTAAATGTATTAGGTACAATAAATCTGAATAAAAATGAACTGCAGCAAGCAGTATTACAAATTAGTTCAGTTGCCCCAACTAGCCCTGTAGAAGGTCAGATGTACTATAACAGCGATGATGAAACAGCATATATCTATAGATCAAGTAGCTGGCTAGATCTAGGGCAGGGTGGTATTACAAACAGAGACTATGGTGATATTATAGTAAGTAATAACACATTAACATGGACTATTGATTCTAGTGCTGTTACCACAGGTAAGATACAGAATGATGCTGTAACTTATTCTAAGATACAAAATGTATCAGCTAATAATGTATTCCTTGGTAATGACAATGGTACAAATCAAGGTGTACAAGAGATCACTGCTTCTCAAGCAAGAAATATACTTGGTATAGATGCTAATGCAAATAATTATGTTCACCCTAATCACACAGGAGATGTAACTTCTGCAGGTGACGGAGCGACTACGATAGGATCTAATAAGGTAACGTATGGGAAGATACAGAAAGTAGCTGGTAATAATGTATTATTAGGTAATGATAATGGCGCTGGATCAGATGTACAAGAACTATCTAAAACAGCTGTACTTAGTTTACTTAATGTAGAAGACGGTGCAGATGTTACTGATGCTTCAAATGTAAATGCAGCAGGAGCTGTAATGAACAGTGATACTTCTACATCTGCAATGAACTTTGTTATTGATGAAGATAACATGAACTCTAACTCAGCAACTAAAGTACCAACTCAACAATCTGTAAAGAAATATGTAGATGATGCTATTGTTGGAGGGATGAGTTATAAAGGTGCGTATAATGCATCTACAAATTCACCAGCATTAGATACAGGCTCACCTGCAGTTGGTCTGGGTGATACGTATACAGTAACAGTTGCTGGTAACTTCTTTAGTATACCTGTAGAAGTAGGTGATGTACTTATTTCTGAGATATCTGGAACTAGTGCAGCAAATGTAGCAAACTGGACAATACTACAAAAGAACTTAGATGGTGCAGTAATTGGACCTACAAGTGCTGGTAATAATAAAGTAGCATTCTTTAATGGTACTACTGGTAAATTAATAAAAGATAATAACATATCACTTACTGGGTCTAACACTGGTGATGAGCCAAATGCTAGTACAACAACTGCTGGTATTGTAGAAGAGGCAACACAAACAGAGGTAAATAATGGTACTGCAACAGGTTCAACTGGGGCAAGACTATTTGTTAATCCATCTAGATTAGGGTTAAGTAGTTCATTATCAAATGCTGTAAGATTTACAGGAGAAATTGGAAATGGAACTTTGACTTCTATTCCAGTTACCCATTCAATAGGTAGACAATTTGTGTCAGCACAAGTATTCTATTCTGACTCTCCTTATGAGCAGGTAGAATGTGAAGTACAGATGACTTCTACTACAGTAACTACTTTTATATTTAATGTGGCTCCAACTACTGACGAGTACACAGTAGTAATAGTAGGATAATAATAAGGTTTATCACTAGATTTTTTGTATATTTGCAATAAATCTAGTGATTTTACTTTTTAACTAAAAAATTAGTATGGCAACAAAAAAGATATTTACAAACCTTATATCAAATGGAAAGATAGACGCCAATGAGTTTAGGCCTGGGGATGGTACAAATGGTAGATTCTTTAGTGACAGTAATGGTAGAATGGCCTTTGATAGTGGTCAGGTTTACATAAAGTCTGGAGTTGGTACATATTACAACTATGCTGCAAACCAATACCATGGAAGTAGTAGTGGAACTATTCATAGATTTAGAGGTAATTCCATAACTGCCGACAATTGGAGTATAGACACTTCAGGTAATATTACTGGGAATTCATTTATAAAGTCAGGAGGTACAGCCAATCAATTTTTAAAAGCAAATGGTACTGTAGATAGTAGTGTTTATATAACTGGATATACTGAAACAGATACCTTAGATACTGTTGCTGATAGAGGTAACAGTACAAATCAAACTCTTACATCAACAAATGGATTAGGTTTTAGAGTTGATTCATCAGGGGCTGCCAGAATTGAAATAGATGCAGGAGGAACTAACTCGGCATATATAAGATTAATGGATACTGGGGCTACAGCATGGGATATATCATCTTATAATGGTGGTAATTTAGAATGGAAACCAGGAGGAGGGCAGACTAATAAAATGATTTATACTTCTGCTGGTGTACTAACCACAGGAGATGGTTTTACTTCCACAAAAGGAAATTCAGCTTATGACTGGGGAGATCATGCTCTAGAAGGGTATCTTACAAGTGCATCTACTCAAAGTAAGTATATAAGAAGTGATGTAGATGATTCAACCTCAGGTAATCTTACCATGAGTAAGACTTTTCCAAAATTAATTTTAGATAGCCCAGGGTCTGGTGATAACTGGACTTCTCAAGGAGCACAAATTAGTCTTGGTGAATCAGGTGGAGGATCAGCTTCTTTACACTTAACTTATAATGGTGGAGGTATAGGACATATTGGTATGGGATCATTATCAGGTACTGGAGTCCCATCTTTCTCAGCAATAAGGTTTAATTACGCTTCAAATGCTATTTATTTTTATAGTAACCCTTCTATTGCAGGAAATACAAATTGGCATTCAGGTAATGATGGTGCTAGCTCAGGGTTAGACTCAGATAAGCTAGATGGACAACATGGTACGTATTACCTAGATTATAATAACTTTACAAACACACCTGTAATACCAGATATAAGTAGTCTTGTGGATGGACAAGGTACTGGAGGAAGAATTACTAAATGGACAGATAGTAATAGTTTAGGTAACAGTATTATGTATGAGGTTAGTAATAAGATAGGAATAGGTGTAGCATCACCAAAAGCTGCGTTGCATGTAAATGGAGCAGTAATAGTTGGAAATGACACAACAGCAGCAAGTGCAGACTTAGCAGGAGCTTTAAGGTATTGGGATGAAACAGATGGTGGAACAATAACTTCTTATGTAGATATGTGCATGAAGGGTGGATGTGGATACTCGTGGGTTAACATAGTGACTAATAGAACACTTTGTCTTTAAAATAAAATAAAAAAATAAAAATATGTCAATAGGAAAATATTATTACGGAGCAAGATTTGTCACAAACGGTGGAGATAACACTGAGTATGTGATGGGTGACGGAACACTAAATAATGGCAGTGGTATTAACACAACTATAGGTACAGATGATGACTTAACAACAAGTGGAGCACTTGTGGTAAATGCTATAAATTTAACAAACGGAGTAGTAACAGCACATAGTACAAGGACATTGACATTAGCTCAATTAGGTTATACTGGAGATGCTAACGCAAATGAATACGTGTTGCCTTTTACTGACAATAGCGCTGACTGGAATACAGCCTATGGCTGGGGAGATCATTCACTAGCAGGATATACAGGAGACCAAGATTTAAGTGGATATCTACTAAACACTACTGATACATTCACGGGAGCATTAACAGTCAATGGAGATATAAGAGGTTCAGGACAACAATTAATATTGAATGCTGGTGAAGCTTATGCGTATGCAACAGGACAAACAGGTGAGCATGTTTATATCAATTCAGAACAAGGTCTTGAAGTTAATTCAGAGACAAATAATTGGCAAGGAAATGGATGGGCAGATAGAAAAACAGCATTACTTAGAGGAGATTTACTTAGATTAGATGGAGAAAGTCTTACTAAGACAAATATCCAAAACTTTAAAGCAGCATATTTGTGGGGAGATCACTCAGTAGAAGGCTACCTAACTAGTGCAGACATATCAGCATCGAATGGATTAACGGAAACTGGAGGCGACATAGAGCTAGGAGGATCATTATCAAGCGCTACGTTAATAAACACAGCTTCTGATAGTCTTTCTATATACAATTCTTCCTCAGGAGGACTTATACAGGCTAAAGGTTCAGCTGCGCATGCTTCTGGATTTGGATCAGCTGTGTTTGGATTTGGAGATTCTTCAGGATTCCTTGAAGAAGGATTCAATGCTTTCTCTGATAAATTTGAATTTGTTAGTGATAGTGGAAAAGGTATAGAATATGATGCTGATTACAGTGCAACATACACTACTAGAAGTTTAGTAGATAAAGGATACGTAGATGCAAATGGATACATATTGCCTTTTACTGATAATTCAGCTAACTGGAATACTGCTTATAGCTGGGGAGATCATGCTCTAGCAGGATATAACACTACTATTGGTACAGACACTGACATTAACACATCAGGATTTAATGTTATAGATAATATTTACATGACTGATGGAGTTATAACATCTACTGGTTCAAGAGCTTTATTAAATTTAAGTATAGAAGATACTAGAGCAGCAGAAAAAACACCAAATGATTATTTATCAAAAGCATTATCGCTTGATTTTACAGATGAATTTGGTTCACTAGGTTCATGGTGGAGTGGGATCACTGTAAAAGGTTGGGAAAATAATTATCAAGCATGGCAGTTAATTGGTGGGTCTGGTACAGGTGCAAACACCTCACTTTATTTTAGGCAAGGGGTAGGAACTTCTTGGGGAGCAATGAATGAAATATGGCACAGTGGTAGTGATGGAGCAGGCTCAGGATTGGATGCTGATAAATTAGATGGACAAGAAGGAATTTATTATTTAAACTATAATAACTTTACAAATACTCCAACAATCCCTACAGCAAGAACTGATGAGGAAATTAGAGACGTAGCTGCAGCACAATGGATTGATGGAACAAATACTACAGTTGTGGTAAATGATTCAGCAAATACTATTAAAATCAATGCTACAGGTGGAGGATCATCTCTTTGGTCTTCAGATACCAACGGTATAACATACACAGCAGGTAATGTGGGAATAGGTGGGGCTTCACAATCAGGATTTGATTTGAGAGTAGTGGGTCAGTCAAGATTTAATGATGATGTTAGATTTGATGGAGATGTTTCAGTTGCTGGTGGCAACTTAGTAGTAAATAATTCACTTTTAGATGTAAATACAGTAGCAGGAACAGCAGGTCAAATTCTTTCTTCAGAAGGACCTGGAGGAGGAGTTGAATGGATAGACGCTCCTTCAGGGGGTGGTGGTGGTGTTACTGCAGTATCTGCAGGTGATGGATTAACTGGTGGAGGAATAGGTGGATCTGTTACTTTAGATGTTAATGCAGGTACAGGACTTTCAATTAGTTCTGACAAGGTAATTGTTAACCCAGGAGATGGACTTACGACTACCTCTACCCAAGTTACAGTAGATAATACTGTTGTAAGAACTTCAGGAAATCAAACAATATCAGGGACTAAAGCTTTTACAGGTACTATAAATCTTGATGGTAATGGAGGGTCTGGAGGAGTAATAAAAGATTATAGTGGATCAACAGGTGCATTTAACCAAGTACTTACTTCAAGAGCAAATGGAGGTGTAGAATGGAAAACTGCGTCAACAGGTGGTTCAAGTGTTTGGTCTCAAGCTACAGGATTAGTATATATAAACGACACTGCTAATCCAGATAAAGTGGGAATAAATACTAGTAGCCCTGATGGGTGGTTGGAAGTTTCAAAAAAGACAGCAAGTGGCACTACACCTACTTTGCTATTAACTCAATCCGATATTACTTATAATTCAAGTAATGACAACTTTTTGACGTTTAAGTCTAAAAGAACTTCTGTTAGTACAGTTTATTGGAATGTAGGTCATGACGTAGGTGGAAATAAATTTGTAATAAATTACAGCACAACTACAAGTCCTTTTGCTCCAACAGGATCAAACTTTGTTCTTGATATTAACGGAAACTTATCCCTAGAAGGAAATGCAACAGCAACTAATTTCATACTTAGTTCAGATAGAAGATTAAAAGAAAACATAAAAGATGTTGATTATGATCAACATATAAAAGCTGATTGGAAAACCTTCAATCTAAAGAAAGATGACGAAGAAAAAAGATATGGTGTTATAGCTCAAGAGTTAGAAGTTAATCACCCCGAGTTTGTTAATACTGATGAGGAAGGATATAAGTCAGTTAAATATATTGATTTACTTATAGCTAAAATAGCAGAGCTAGAAGCTAGATTAGAAAAATTAGAGAAATAATATGCCAGCACCACCAGCAAATACAGTACCCAATACGACTACATTTACATTACAAAACGTAGTAGACTCTGTGAACCCAACAACAGATGATTTAGTAGATTGTTTTGCAGATGCAGACTCTGCTCAGTTTGACCCTGCTTACGAAGGAAGTAAAAATCAACTATTAAATTTTAGAAACTACGGTAACCAAAGTACAGGGACAGGGGTAACTGCTTTAGACAGTTCAAATTATGTTATAGGATCATATAAAACACTTCCTGGTGGAACCCTTGGTTATAAACCTGCTACGCAAAAGGCTACAGATGGAAGTGGTACAGGCTTTACAGCGAACCTATATATAGATGCTGTAAATGTTAATGGAAGAAATCAATATGTATGGAACGGTAACTACCAGATTACAAATGCAGGAAGTGGCTATGCTGTAGGGGACGAAATAACATTTGCAATAACAGGTATATTACCATCAAATTCAATTATTGATGCAAGAGGATATGTTGACAGTGTTGGTTAAAATATATTAATTTTTTCTTGGTAGTTGTTAATAATTATATTAACTTTGCTTAATATAAAAATTAAAAGCAAATGAAAGTAATTACTAAAGTACTACAAGTTAGTAAATTCGATTACTATAGAAAACATCTTGAGCTCCTAAATGTCATACTACCAGAGGATAAATTCCCAGACAAACTATCAATTAAAGAGATAGAGGTACTTGCAGCTTTTATGAGTCAAGACAAAAATCTAATAGAAGAGGATATGTTTAATGGTGTAGTAAGAAAAAAGGTTATGGAAAAACTTTCCTTAAAACCTGGTGGTCTTGGCAACCACCTAAAGAAAATGATTGCCAAGAATTTTTTATCTAAAAGTGACATCACTAGAAAAATCACATTAAAATCATTCATGTTACCTGTTGTGAATAATCAAGGTTACAGACTAAAAATTGTAAAGAAATGAATTATATATTAGGAGTACTAGGAAGTGAAGACAAAGATGAATCAGGAAAATTGGTTTATAAAATACAAATTGAAATAAGTCAAGAAGTATATGATTGGTTAGATAATCATGACATTGAATACACTGCCACTAGAGAAAAAATATTTTTATGTAATAATTTAAAATATATTGATCTTGGTACAAAACTAGAAATAGTAGATGATGAAGACCTACAGGTTTTAATAATGGCTAATGGAGGAGAGGCATGAGTAAAGAAGCACTTAAAAATAAAGAATTAATGCACCAATTTTATGCAGAGATTGGAGAGAAATATCCTGACCTTAGTTTAGATCAGGTTAAAGAAATAGCTTATGAACCATGGAAGATGCTAAGGCAAGAAGTTGCTTCTGGAGATTATGACACTATTAGATTAAAATATTTTGGTTCATTTCAAGTTTATGAAGGCAGAGCAAAAAGAATGTTATCTAGTTTAGATCAAAGAATGAAACTAAATAAAATTAAACCTGAAGACTACTTTAAGTGGAAAGACCAAATTGTTAACTTTTTAAAAAGAAAATAGATGAGTAAAATAAAAGATATGTATGATGGGTTTACAAACCTATGGGCAGGTAAAGAAATACCTGGAGAAAAGAAAAGAATTTTAGCATGTCAGCAATGTCCATTTTTTAAACCAGATACAATACACTGGTGTAAAAAATGTTCTTGTAACATGCCAGCAAAGGTAAAAGCACCTAATGCTAAATGTCCAATAAAAAAGTGGTAATATGGGATATAGATATACAAAAGTAAGAGGTTACAAAGACAAAGAATTATTAGACAGGGTTTCTGCACTAGATTCTTTTAAAGGGTTTCCAGAAAGTTATTGGATACTAGGTGTCCAATCTAAAGAAGATACCTACAATCATTTTGACGATAAATTTTATTTATTTAGAGGTCGTAAGTTTATTATGGTCACTACAGGTACAACCAATGCAGGAACTACTGGAATAAAAAATTATGAAAGATATAGTGACAAAGGAGTTCTCGTAGTAAAGACAGATGAGTGGTATCATGGTTTATGGAAGTATGGTATGCACAGAAAAAGAATGCCAGCTTTAAAACAAGTCCGTCCTATAAAATATTTTAGAGACTGGAACAAGAATGAGTGTATAGAAGAAATTGGTAAAGGTTATGAAGGTATGAGAGGAATTAATTTTCATACTGTAACATATCAAGGGAATGTATCACTAATTAAGAAATTGATTGGAGGCTGGAGTGCAGGCTGCCAAGTAATTAATAATGTTAGAAAGTATTATAAAATGTTAGGGTATGTTAAAGAACAACCTTATGTAACTTATTGTTTAATAAAAGAATTCTAAAATGAAAGACGTAATAATAGAAGATGTACCAATTAAAAAACTAGAGCTAGACTTTAGTACTTGGTACTTAACAAAAATAATAAAGACTGACCAGGTGTCTCAGAATATGGAAATTATAAAAGATATCAGGTTCTTATGTTTCAGATACACTGAAGTAAAATATTTTTCACAGAGACAAGTTTTTAAAGAAAGAACAGAATGGTTTTTATCTCAGGGTACAAGAGCTCAGTTAGCTGACTATATAAAAGATACTCATCCAGGTGGGTTAATAGTTATACAAGCAAAAAGTATGGATCAGTTTATAAAAATGACTGAGACTTTCACTCAATATATAAATACAAATAAAGGCAAGCCTGTAGAACAAGAAGAAGGGCAGAAAGCAGCTGTAGAGTTAGAAGTACCTAATGTAGGACTAATTAAAATTATATTATAATATATGGCATTCCTGTTTATAGTATCTGAAAAATCAGTGTTCCCTAATCCTGAGACTTTATTAATAAGTCCATTTAAGGATATTTGGAAAAGAGATAAGACTAAGCAAAAGATAAAAGCTTTAGAGGAATTGGCATACATAGAGTTTATGACATCTATGAAAAAGAGTAATCCTTATAGACAATACAAAACTGGAATAAAAGAACAAAAAATAAGGGAGGCTATAATTACACAGAAAAATTGGAACCCTGATGAGCTTATAGCAGAGGCAATGGAAAAAGTAGTACAGTTTCACAGAGAGGCTTCTACTACTTATAACTATTATATGGCAGCAAAAAGGGCAGCAGAGAAAATGCAAAACTTTTTTATGGAAGTAGATATTACTGCTGTAAATGAAAAAACAATGAATCCTCTGTATAAACCTAGAGACATAACCTCTGCATTAAATGACACAGAGAAAGTATTGAGTAACCTTAAAAGTTTAGAAAAGAAAGTAGAAGAAGAGTTATACGAAGAAACTAAAAACAGGAGTAACAAAGAAATATCATTCTTTGCTGACCCTGAAAGTTTACGATAATGGAATCAACAGCCACTATTTACTTGTGTGTACTTGTGGCTTTGTTTCTACTCACACTAATAGATAAAGATTAATATGGAAGACCACATTTACCTTGAAGGTAAAGTTGATGCAGTAAGGAATCCAAGTGGACAATGGGTAAACTCACAGGTGTTTAGAGCAGCTGGAGAACACTTTATGAAACATAATTATTATGTTGCAGATCCTTGGGGAACTCCTGATTGGGTTTCTTATTGGAGAGAAGAAAGAATTAAGTCAATGGATGGTGTTGAAATAGGTGGTGCAAGGATTACTGGAGAACACTATAATTATTTAAACTTCACACCAATAAAGAAAGTAGGTAAAATATCTGGTAATAAAGCAGATAAGATTACAGGCTTCCCTGACTTCTGGGATGGAGACTACAACTATTTCTGGGTAAGGAAACTTGCCAGATATGGGGTTTTAGACATGCTTTTAAGCGAGGAGGACAAAGAGCTCGTTATAAATGGAGATGACAAAGCAAGGCTAAAGAAGATGGGTGAATTGTTTGAAAGCCTAAACTTAGCTGTAAAAATTAGACCAGAAAATTTAGGAGGTGGATTTAATCTTATTGTAGGTAAGTCTAGACGTAAGGGATATTCCCTAAAGGCAGCAGCAATTGGCTCAAACAATTATTTTACTAAACCAAATAAGCTTACTATATATGGAGCTTATGATAAAAAGTATTTATATCCTAATGGCATATTTAGTATGACCTATGGTAATATAAACTTTATAAATGAGAATACAGGATGGGCTATGCCTTCTGATACAATTGACAGACCTGGTCAAGGACATGTTAGAGCTTCTTATACACAATATAAGAATGGCTTAAAACTTGAGAAAGGATTTAAGTCTGAGATATTAGCACTTACATACAAAGATAATGCAGATGCTGCCAGGGGTAAGGATGCTGAAGAAGTGTTCTTTGAGGAATCAGGAGCATTTGGTACACCTGGTCTTTTAAAAGCTTCTTATAAAGCAACAGAGGATTGTGTAATGGCAGGGGCAGTAAAGACAGGACTGATTACTATCTTTGGAACATCAGGGGATATGTCAGGTGGTACTGCAGATTATGCAGACATGTTTGGTAGACCTGCAGCATTTGACTTGTTACCATTTAATAATATATGGGACGAGAATGCTGAAGATATAAGTGTTGGTTTCTTTCACCCTATAAACTGGAACATGGAGGGTTACTATGATAGTCAAGGTAACTCAGATTATGAAGGGGCAAAGAATGTAGAACTAAATATTAGGAAACATCTTATACAACATGGTGCAACATCTACAGAGATACAACAGAGAATGCAGGAGAAACCTTTGGGACCTGGAGAAGCATTTGCTTCTGTGTCTACAAACAACTTCCCTGTAGTAGAATTAAAGAGACAACTACAGAAAGTAAAAGGTAAAGATTGGCAAAGAACAAAAGGTACACCAGTTAAGATGTACTACAAAGATGGTAAGATAGCTGCAGAACCAATACTAGGAGAAGTAAAACCTGAGCCAATTACTAGTTATTATAACCAACCTACAGACAAAAGAGGATGCCCAGTTATCTATGAGCAGCCAATTGCAAACCCACCACAAGGGTTGTATAAGATTGGTTATGACCCTGTTAGACAAGACAGTGGTTCATCTTTGGCATCTATAGTAGTATTTAAAAGTAAGCACACTGGATCACAACATTATGATATAGTAGTTGCTGAGTATATAGGAAGACTAGAAACACCTTCAGATATTGATAGAGTAGCAGAGATGTTTGCTGACTTGTATGGTGCAAAGATAATGTATGAGAATGAAGTAACAGGTGTAAAGACTTACTTCCAAAGAATTAAAAGGATGCATTTACTGGCAGTACAACCAGACAAAGTAATAAGTAAAAACATTAAAAGTTCTAAGGTGGCAAGGGTATATGGTTGTCACATGAATGTACAACTTAAAGATGCAGCAGAAAGATATGTTAAAGAATGGTTACTTACTACTTATGACTATGATGAAAACGGAGATAAGATTACTGTAATTGATAAGATATATTCTATAAGATTGTTAGAAGAATTAATAGCTTATAACAGAGATGGTAACTTTGATGCTATATCAGCACTGTTTATGTGCATGTTTCAAGTACAAGAAGAAGTACTTGGCAAAGAGTATGGTAACACAGAAAAGAACAGTAGTGCAAAAAAACTTTTAAAAATGAGAGGAAATATGTATAAAAAACATTAACTTTGTAAAAAATCTAAATAATGGAAAGAAATACTAACAGAAATGAAAGAATAAGTTCAGCTAAAAAGAATGCCAATAAAAAAGAATGGTATAAGCAAAGAGCTAGAGAACTTAAAAATGACCACAGTAGTTTAAGAGAATCTTATGGGAAGGTATCTGATTATAAGAGAATGACAGTTAACTACAACCTGTTTAATAATATAGTTGATTTAAAAGATTTTGAATATGTATGTAAACCATTTGGATCTGAGGCAGGAGAGCTTCCAGCATCTATGGTTAATAGAGATATATCTTCAGGTAAGATAAAAGCTTTGCTTGGTATGGAAATGAAAAGACCATTTTCTTGGAAGACAGTTGCAACTAACCCTGAGGCTACTACAAGAAAAGAGCAAGAGCAGTTTAACAGAATTAGAGATTTTGTTGTTGCAGAAATTACTGGTCCTATAAGAACTCAGTTAGAAGAGAAGTATGCAGCAGAACAAAAAGGAGGAGATCTTACTCAAGAAGAAATAGCTGGTATACAGCAAAAAATGGAGCAAGAGTTAAATGCAATGACTCCTAACAATGTTAAAGAATATATGGAGAGAGAACACCAAGATCCTGCTGAGGCTATGACTCATCAGTTGTTGGAGTACATGATCCAGAAAACAGATATAAGAAGAAAATTTAATGAGGCATTTAAACACCTTACATTATCTGCAAAAGAGTGTATGTATGTTGGGATATTAAATGGAGAGCCACAAGTTTGGAATGTTAACTCATTAAAGATTCACACAAAAAGATCTAGTGTGTCACCTTTTATTGAAGATGGAGAATCTATATCAGTAAGATATACAATGACCCCTTCTGAAATAATGCAACATTTTGGTGATGAGCTAACAAATAAAGAGATAGATAAAATTTATTCTGCATTTATTTCTGATAATACTGGAGAAGATTTATTTAAAGTAGCTGATCAAAATAATGATGATGGAGAATATAGAGACTATAATAATGTAGAGGTAGTTCACACATTGTGGAAATCTCTTAGAAAGATAGCTTTCTTATATTACATGGATGAAACTGGTAAAGAACAATCTATGCTTGTAGATGAGAACTATGAGTTAAATTTAGAAGCTGGAGATATCAAATTAGAATATGAGTGGTTACCAGAGAGTTACCAGACATGGGTTATACATGATGACATATTTGTTAACATGGAGCCTGTACCTGGACAATTTAAAGATATAGATAATTTATATCACTGTAAGTTTCCTTACTATGGTGTATATGTTGATGACATGAACTCTGTTCCTACATCACCAATGGATAGATTAAAAGTTTACCAATACTATTACAATATAGTAATGTATAGATTAGAACTATTATTAGCTTCTGATAAAGGTAAAAAAGTAATGATGAATATAAATGCTATCCCTGACAGTATGGGAATAGATATGGAACAATGGCAATACTTCTTTGAGAGTTCCCCTTTCATGTGGTTTAACCCTAATGAGGAAGGCTCAGGATATAATGATGTAAATACTATGGCTAAGACTATAGATTTATCTCTTGCATCTGATATAGGAAAGTATATAGAGTTTGCTGAGTACCTAAAAAGACAAGCTGGAGCATCTGTAGGAATTACAGAAGCAGTAGAGGGACAAACTAACCCTTATGATTCTGTAGGTAATAATAGACAGAACTTAATCCAGACATCAAATATATTAGAACCTTTCTTTGATTTGCACAATACCTTCAAGAAAAATGTATTGACTGCTTTAATAGAGACAGCCAAGGTTGCATATAGTGGTAAGAATGCTGTAAAGCTTTCTTATGTACTAGATGATTTATCTGTAAAAATCCTAGAAGTAGATGTAGCATTATTACAAAATTCTACAATTGGATTATTTGTTGCAAACTCAACTAGAGCTAGTGAAGCTGTAGAGACTATAAAACAATTAGCACATGCTGCTATGCAAAACCAGAAAGCTGAGTTATCTGATGTATTATCAGTAATTAGACAAGAAGGTATAGTAGAAGCTGAAGCAACTCTTAAAGTAGCTGAGAAAGAAAGAAAAGCAGAAATAGCACAAGAACAAGAAGCACAAGGTAAGAGAGCTCAAGAATTAGAGAAGCTACAACAACAAGGAGAACAGCAGAAGCATGAAAATGAGAAAGAGATTGTTGTACTTAAAGAAGAAGAAAGAAGAAAAACAGTTATCTCCCAGGCTGCTTTAACAGGTATGTCTTTTAATCCTGATGCTGATGCTGATCAAGATGGAGAGAATGATTTCTTAGAAATTGCAAGAGATGGAGTTAATGCAGAAATTGCAAGAAGTAAAGAACAGTTAGAGAGAGAAAAATTTGAGCAATCTAAAGTAGAACATAAAGACAAAATGGAATTAGAAAAGCTCAAAGTTAATAAAAGTAAACCCACTAATAAATAATAGCCATTAGGCATAAATTAAAAATAATTAAGTTTTTTCTTAATTATTATTAATATTTAGTTTATATTTGCACTATGCAACAAAATTTAGATAATGATTTTGCAGGATTTCTAGATGATACATCATCTGATATGGATTTCTTCTCTGAAGAAGAAACGACTACAGACACAGTTGTAACACCTACTGAGCCTGCATCAGACCCTGTCCCTGAAGTTGATAGTAAGGGAAAGGAAGACTCTCCTGAAGTGGAGCAAGAAGCAAGCCTCTTTGAGGAAGCTGAAGCTGCTGAAGAGAGTGAAGCTCCAGAGGAAGAGAGCAATGAAGAGATTTCTGAAGTACCTAATCTAACAGGAGAAAGTATTTCTGCCTTAACACTGCTTAAGGAAAAAGGTTATCTTGGGTATGAGTTAGAGGAAGGCGAAGAGTTAACAGAGCAGAAAGCTGCAGAGTTAATTGAAGATTCTTTTGACAACTTATTTGAAGAGAAACTAGAAGAGTTATTTGCTGACGTACCAGATGTTGTAAAACAGATGAACAAGTTTGTTTTAAAAGGTGGGGACATTAATGAGTTCTTAGACACTGTAGCTGTACAGAAAAGTACAGGGATATCAGAAGGTTTAGATCTTACAGATGAATCAAACCAAGAAATGGTAGTTAGAAATGGATTAGCTGAAGAAGGCTATGACAAAGAGTACATTGAAGCACAGATTGATTTTTTGAAAGACTCTAAGAGATTAGAAGGTATTGCAGGTACACATTTTAAAAAGTGGAAGACTGCAAAATCAGCTGAACAAGCTCGTGTTTTACAATCAAATCAAAATGCTGCTAAAGCTGCAAAACAGCAGCGCAGAGAATTAAAAAACAAAGTAACTAGTTTTTTACAAGAGACTGAAGAAGTTTCTGGTTTCTCTGTAACAAGACAAGACAGAAAACAATTACCTAATTACATGTCTGACAGAACTATTAAGTTAGAAAATGGAAGTCAAGTAACAGGTATGCAAAGAGATTTAATGAGAGTTTTAAATAGCCCTACAGGCTCTGTTCAAATAGCTAAACTATTACAAGCTGCCAATGAGGATGGAGTTCTAAGTTTTGAAGAGATCAAACAACAGACAGAATCAAAGGTAACAGAGAAGGTAAGAAATAATGTTAGGCGAAATAAAAAGAGTGTTATATCAGGAGCAGGTTCAAAGAAGACAAAGAAACCTTTAGCATCCTATTTTAATTAAAAATTTAAAAATTTATTTTTATGGCAACGAAAATTAACAAATTGCAGGTAAGACAAGCTAAGTTTAATTCTACTAGAATGACAGACTTAAATCATTGGAGCAACCAATTAGCTATCAAACCAACAGTATTTGAAGCACCAACAAGAGCAATCTTCGCTTCAAAAACTAACAGCCTAAACTTATCTTCTGGTAACGTATTAGAAGGAATCTTTGGGATGGGAAAAACAAAGTACATCGATGACTTAAACTGGTCATGGAAAATGAAAGTTAAAGGATTCCGTCCTATGACTATCATTGAAAACAGAACTGCTGGTTCAACTCCAGGTAAATATCGTAGTGATATCAAAGTATTGGTAGACGTAGATTTATTTGCAATTGGAGAGTCAATAGGACCTGGTTCTTCTGACAAGTCTCAAGTTGTGACTGTAACAAACAAAGTTAAAGAGGGAGCTCGTGGATATGTGTATACCTTAAAAACTTATACTGAAGGTGCTGAGCATTTCATTAACCCTAAGTATTTAAAGCCTGGAACAAAGTGGACTAGAATGTTTACAATGAGAGGTGAAGCTGCAGAGAGTGGATCTCACACTGAGAACTACACTAATGTAGAGTACAAAAACTCATTAGTAAAACTTCGTAAAGAATACAAAGTTACAGATTTTGCTGCACAAGCTGTAGTAGAAATTGCTTTCCAAGATGATGAAGGTGGAGTACACAAGTCATGGATGGATAAGCAAGAAGCTGATTATTACCAAGCAATGAATAAGGAAATGTCTACATTTGCTTTATATTCTCGTTTAGGTGATCAGCCTTTGATTGATCCAGATTCTGGATACCCAATCAACCCAGGTGCTGGTATGGAACAGCAAATTGGATTTGGTGGAAATGTAGAACGTTATACTACAATGTCTGCTGAATTAATTGAGGCATTCTTCGATAGAATTGTGTACTCTAGAATAAATCCAGGTGATTTAGGAGAAGTTATGGGTCTTTCTGGACACTATGGTATGAAAGAGTATGCTAAGGCATTAGATACTTGGACAGGTTCAAAAGCTATCATTAGAGAAAGTTCTACTTTCATTAGAGGTGCTGAAGGAATGTCTAACAACTCTTTACGTACAGGTTACCAGTTTGTAACTTATGATTTACCAACAGGTGGATCTTTCAAATTAGTACATAATGCGATGAATGATGACAAGTCTATTCACCGTGATATTGATCCTTTAACAGGTGTACCTTTACAATCTCAGCGTGTAACTATCTTAGATGTTACTGGAGGTTCTGGAGACAGCCTTGCTAAAGACAATATCTGTCTAGTAAGAAAAAACAAAGTTTATGGAAGTACACGTATTTTAGGTAGAGTTGGACCTGGTGGAGTTTCTACTGGTGACAGAGCTACTCACTCAGGTGACTATTACGAAGTTCACATTTCAGATTCAATTGGTGTTCAGATTACTGACTCAACTGTAACTGGTGAATTAGTTAAAACTGTAAATGAATAATAAATAAAAATTGAGCATGGTAGATAAAGATTTAAAAATAGAAATCAGACCTATACCAGGTAGAAATGGTATTAAAAGTTTTTCCGAAAACTTAGAATACTTTTCACAGGCTCACATCTTAGCTCCTTTTGTTAACCCTGTTACGTTGAAATACACAACAGGGTTAAGTGGGGAGGATGTTGATTACTTAAAAGAAGGAGGATTTCCTTACGATATAGTAGATACATACAGAAAAGGTGTGGCGCATGAATTCTGGGAAAGTCAAATAGTAAAGGTAGAATTAAGCAATAGTCCAATCTTCTTGTATCCTGGTAAAAATCAAATCGACTTTATAAAATATAAATACTTACTTGTAAATAATTATATTTATAGATCCGAGGATGAGATGAACACAGGAAGCAAGCCAGAAGCAACACACTATATTTATGATGAGAGTGCAGCAAACAAGATTAAAGCAACAAAATTACAGAAAAGAGATTCATTGATTAAGAAAGTTTCTAATCTTTCTTTGACTAGAAAGAGACAAATTATCTTAATTATTCTCAATGAGAATACGGATAACAAAGATGAAGATTATTTAACTGTAAGATTTGAGGACATATTCAATAAAAAAGAGTTATCTTTGGAGTTGACAATGTTATTGGATCAGGATAATCAAGAAATTGCACTGTCAGCTGATATTAAGTCAGCAATACAAAAGAATGTACTTAAACGTACTAAGAACGGAATTTTCTATTTTGAGACCAATTTAGGTTTCAGTGAGGAGGATGTCAGAAAAACTCTGAGTTCTCCAGATAACCAAGAGGTTTTATTAAGTATAAAATCTAAAATTTAAAAATTATGAAAAATACATTAGCAGACAATAAGCAGCTTTTCAACGTAAAAGCAATTGCAGATTCTAAATCACTAGATGCATTAGCAGATGGAGAGTTCGGAGTATTTGCAGAAGGGTCACCAACGAGTTTAGCAGCAAATGCTGTATTCGCTGACTTACCAGCAAAATTTAGATTTGTTTCTAAATTAGATGGAAAAGTTTATTACAGTTTTGATACAATTAGTAAATCAAGTATTGCTAACCAAGTGGCTCAGCCTTATTTAGCTGCACAAGTAAACATCTGGGAAGGTGTTGTAGCTAGCTCTGAATGTGATGCAATTACAACTGCAACTTTAAAGATCAACCTTGATGAGGAATCTTTAATGCGTGAGCGTGGTTTATCATGGGTAAATGCAGATTCATCTGTAGTATCAGCTCCAAATGAGTTGACAGCTGCATGTGAGGTAACAGGAAACCCAGTATATGCAAACCAGTTAATTACTCGTGAGCTATACAAGCAAATCAACGAGTCTGAATCACCATTCTATTTAGCGAAAGTTAAAGTAACAGGTGGAGCAGAACTTGTAGATTTAGCAGCAATTGATGCTTCAATAGCAGCAAACAAAGCTGTTAACACTGATGGAGATGAGTCTACTGACACAGCTACTTTTACTTTAATTATTGAAGGTAAGCCAGCTGCAGCACGTAACTACAAAGATCTTGACATCAACTACATATTCCCAAGAGGAGTACGTATTACACCAGCAGTTAAATTAAACGGAGATGCAGGTCCATCTATTGCTTTTACAGAGACGCAAGAAATTGCTTACGAAGTAGGAGCTGGTGCTGACTTGAGAGCTGAGGAATTTGAGTGCATGTCATTATACACTAACTTGAACTTTTACCCACAGTTATCTGATGGTATTGCTCAAGATGATTTAGTTTACCAATTCGAGAATAGTTCAAATTACAATGTTTGTAACTTTGAATTCTCTACTGATAAAGTAAACAGAAATGACGGAGACAAGAGAAACTTTGGAGTATTATTAGCAACTGATAACTCAGGAGTATTTAATGCACTTAAAGCTCTACTTGACGTAGTTACTGGAGCATAATTAATAAAAAAGGAAAACTGTGACTATTAAAGACATGCATTATGACTTCAAACAGAAGTTAAATAAATTGGACAGCCAGCAATACAGGAATCTTAGGATCCCTGAAATTGATTGGAAACTTAATGAAGCACAGGAACTTTTTGTAAAGATGGTAGCAAAGCCTAGGAGTAATAATCTCCTAGGTTTTGAAACCTCTCAAAGAACAATAGATGATATTAGAGAGTTAGTATGTGAACATACAGCTCCTATAAACAATGATCTGGTATCATTACCAGCTGACTATTGGTACTTTTTAGGTGCTAAGTCTTTGATGAAAAAAGGCATCTGCAAAGATTTTCCAGGTACTATTAAGATTAGACAACATGATGATGAGTTTGAATCAAGCCCATTTGACAACTCTTCTTTTGAATGGAGAGAAGTTAATGGACTTTTTACAAAGGATGGATTAAAGCTTCATACAGATGGGACATTTGAAAATGTAACTGTAGTTATGGACTATATTAAAAAATTAAATTATATTCACAATGCTGAAGATTTTAGAGCAGGAGGATATAACTTACCTTCAGGAATTTCTCTGACAGGTAGTGAGGATTGTATATTACCAGAAGGAACACATAGAGAAATTGTGGACCTTGCTGTACTTGTAACAACTGGAGACTTACAAATACAAGACCAGTTTAAGACAGCAAAAGTTAACTTAAATATACCTTTACAATAATGATTATTAAATACTTAAAAATAGATGGAGATGCTGATGTTGTCTTGGGCGAAGTTGCTACTAATGATGGCAATGGTGTACAGGCAATGTATGCATGGAACTCCGAAACATATAAAGATGATGCAAAAAAGATTGATGTATCTAGTCGACTATCAGGTAATACCTCTCTAGAAAACTTTACAATTAGAGCAGAAGATTTAGGTGTTAATTATATTAGTGGTGTATGGGCATTTGAATTTGTACCTACTAATGATACTGAAACACCAGTTTCTGGTACAGTTGCAAATTTTATCCCTTACAATGAATGTATCCTTGCAAGAGCACTTGAATGTGTAGTTAAAGGGTGTGCAATACAAGACGATGATTGTGGGAACAGAAATGTTCTTTTACAAGCAAGCACTTTATTAGATACACTTAAAACAGCATTGTTGTTTGGTCTTGTAGAAGAAGCTATTCAAATACAAAAGGTATTAGAGGACCTTTGTGAGATATGTACTAACTGCCCTGATTACAACCCTTCTTTATATTATGAAGGCTTTGGTGTTAAAGTTGTAGCAGGAAAACCTGTTACTACATAATGACAGCAAATAACGTAAACATACTTATAGGGAGTACTAAGCAACAACTGGACAGGAGGATGATTCTTGGAGGTGATGTTAGTACTGAGATGATAGCATTGTTTAATGTAATTCTTAAACAATTAGACTACTGCAATGTTCAAGTCAATGCAGGTAATTTAGAGTATTCAGCAAAAATACAAACCCTAGAAAACTTATTAGTACAGGTCAAATATGCTTGTCCTGATATCTGTAATTACTGGAAAGAGCTTCAAGAAAGTTCTGATGTTAATGATGGAAATACCATTGACTTTAAAACTAGTAATTCTGTTATCAAGATCAGTACAACAGATTACAGAATAAGTGAACTACAAATAACAACATAATGGCACAACAAAATATTAATACAGGTACGCCTAATGGACAAGATGGAGATTTTGTTCGTGATGCTTTTGTAAAAGCAGAAGATAACTTTACAGAATTATATAACAGAAATGAACGAAGAATTGTTGTAACATCTGAATGGCAAGGAAATTTAGATTTTCGTTGCACAGCAAAAAGTTTTCCTATACAAGGAGAATGGTATAATATATTGCAACCTAATGTAACTACAGTTACTTTAGAAGCAGCTGACAATCTACTTGATAGAGTTGATTTAATTGTTGCAAATTCAACTACCCTTACTATATACGCAGTAAAAGGAGAAGCTTCAGAAAACCCTGTACAGCCAGTTCCTAATTATGATGAATACCCACTTAACTTTGTATTAGTTAGAGCTGGAGAAACTGAACCAGATGGTTTTGAAGATGTAACAGTTTGGGATGAAAATTTAGGAACACCTAATGAATGGGATTTTACTGCTGATGTACCAACTAGAGGACCAGGGCAAACAATTGTACCAGGGCAAGTAAATACTTATAATGGTCTTTGGAGTTTAAATGGATCTCAAACATCTAATGCTAGAGCTAAGTTTACAAATAATCAATCTATACCTACAGCTAGATTAAACAACTTATCTTTTTATATAAAATTAAAAGAGGACTATACTGTGAAAGGTAAGCTTTATGTTACTTTTGATCAGACTTCTGTAGCTACACAAACAAAGTCTGTAAGTCCAAAACCAGAAGATTCTCGTGCAGCAGTTCCTGCTCCACCACCACCTAACACAGTAACAGAACTAACTATCAAGAGAAATGAAAATGGGTTTGACCCATCTAATACAGGATGGCAAAAGATTACTTTAGATTTAGGTAGAGTTAATTTTGTTACAGGTTCTATTGACACATTAACTATTAGCCCAAATAATGGGGCACCATCTGGAAATGCTTTAGGGTATTATATAGATAGTGTTAACTTACAATTACTTAGTCAGTCAACAAGTAAACCTACAGTGTTATCAGATGATCCAAACAAGATTGAATACACATCTGAATTAATTAACAATGGAGAAGGAGAAATAGATCCTTCTGGAGACTTATTAAAGTTTATTACCAGAGCAGATCTAAGTAACCCTGACATTGTAGATTCAAACTTACTAAATGTTAGTGTAACATACTTACAAGATTTAGACTTTAGAGTTGATCCTTTATCCTTTCCTATTGATGGAGTGTGGTATACTGGAGAACCTAATCAAACAATTTCTTTAAACATGGCAGACCCTACTTTATCTAGAATAGATATTATAGGTGTTGACAGATTTGGAGATGCGACAAAAGTGACTGGGACTGCGTCAGCTAATCCAGAAGCACCAAATGTAGATGAATCAGTTATATTTCCAATAAAAGAAATATTAGTGGACCCTGCTGCAATAGTGCTGGATGACACTTTCTCTGAAGTACAGTTATTTAATGAAGGTAGTAATGCACCTGCAGGACAAGAGTGGGTATCTAGTATTCCTAACACAGGATCTAGTTTATCGAGCACTGAGGCTCAGCTAGGCACATATTCTTTTAAACATGTTGTTAAAGGAGGAGCTTCAAATGGTTTTATATCTTTGACTCCAGGAGCTTTAGATGCTATAGATGGTAAAGTCTTAGAAGCAATTAGTTTCTACATAAAGTTAAATAGTAAAGATATTAACAGAATTATTATGCAACTTTATGATGGGGTAGCTAACAGAGCTAAGATTCACATTATAAATGGTTCTTATGGTTTAGATGCTGGAAGTACTGACTGGCAAAGAGTAACAGTACCTTTAAATACAGTATCTTTAAATACTGATATAGATAGAGTATCATTTAATGTATCAAGTGCTAGTTCAGGTTTCCAATTTTACATGGATAACATTGTTGCATACTTAGAAGACACAGACTTAAAGAAAGATGGTGCAGCTGGAGTAACAGAAAGTTACGTAAATAATGCTGTAGCTGACAAAGCTGACATTACTTATGTAGATACTTCAGTATCAACCAAAGCAGATGTTTCTTATGTAGACACATCAGTTTCTACTAAGGCAGAGACTAGTTATGTAGATACAGCAGTTGCTAGTAAAGCAGATGCAACAGCAACACAGACAGCATTAGATGCTAAAGCAGATGAGTTGTATGTAGATACAGCTGTAGCAAATAAAGCAGATGTAACTTACATTGATGGTTTATTAAATGACAAAGCTGATGTAACTTATGTTAATACAGAATTAGGAGATAAAGCTGACAGTAGTACTGTGACATCTCAATTAGCATTAAAAGCTGATCTTAACACAGTGACAGGAAAAGCTGACTTAACTTATGTTGACAATCAACTAAGTGACAAAGCTGACACAACAACTGTCAATACTGCTCTAGCTCTTAAAGCTGAGAAGACTTATGTTGATACTGAATTAGCTGACAAGGCTGACACAACTTCAGTTAACACTGCTCTGGCAGCTAAAGCAGATACTGCAGACTTAGCTCTTAAAGCAGATACAACTTATGTTAATACTGAGTTATCAAATAAAGCTAATAGTAGTGATGTAGGTAATACAGCTTACACAACTTTAATTAGAACTATCTCATCATCTGAGATTATTAGTTTAGGTACTTCACCTGTAACATTGGTTGCAGCACCTAGTATAGGGCAAGCAATTATACCAATAAGTATGGTGTTTAAGTATAACCCAGGAAGCAATCCATTTACAGCTAATTCTGTATCATTAAAAATGGATACTCCAGGATCAACACCTTTAGCTAATATACCAGCAAATGTAATAGGTGGTACTGTAGCAAAATTTGAAGTGTTACCTTTTGACACAGCAGCAGAACTCTCTATGGGAACTGGAGCAATATTAAAAGGAAATAATTCTAGTAATGCTGGAGATGGAACAATTGTTGTACTGTTTACTTATCAGATAGTGCCGATAGCATAATTTAATATGGGGCTCTTATAGGGGGCCCCTTTAATAATCAAAGATGGAAAAAGCATTAGCAATACTTAGATGGATATTTTTTATGGTGTTAGCACTAGTTATAAGCATTACTGCTCTTTTAATATATCCTCTTGCATATATATTTAGATATAAATTAAGAATGGCTTATTACGGAACTAATAAGACCTTAAGAATTTTAAGTACTCCTTTGTGGATGTATTTAGATGACGAGGAGTTTTTTAGAAATGGTGATGATTATGGAGATGCTTGGTGGAAAGTTACAAACAATATTGATGTGAATGCATTAAATGGGTGGCAACTATTCATAGTATCTTATAAGTGGGCAGCAATTAGAAACCCTGCCTGGAATCAACATAGATTGTTTAAACCCAAAGACGGAGAAGAGACTTTAGTAAAAATGATAGGGTCTACTAGCTATCCTGATTGGAGGGAATTCTGTGAGCTCAAGTGGTTTACAGATGGGGAATACACTGATAACCAAGGTGAGTGTATTGCTTTAAGTCCCTATAGTATCTTTGGTAATGCATTTATTTGGTTTTCATGTAGTGGTACTTTGTATTGGAGATACTCCTTTGCAAACTATGTACCTCTAATAAACAGATGGGTGGAATTACATTTAGGAAGTACTGAAGGTAACTTTGAGTACGTAAATAAAAGATATACTTGGCGAATGAAGATTAAAAAAGCATCCCTCTGCAATTCGAAAACTATTAAATAAATTAAAAAAAGCTTTTAATTTAAATATTAATTTACTAAATTTGCAGTATGAAAAGTTTTAGTAGTATATTGTTCGCAGATTTTAGCTGGAAAAAGCTATTATATTTTTTACCAGTCCCCATACTAGCACAAATCGAATCAGTGATTTATCCATTAGTAGGTTTATTAGTTGTTATTAGTCTTGACTTGCTGACAGCTCTAATAACTTATTTTGACAAACTCTGGAAAGAGAAGGGCTCACGACTATCAGTTAATGAGTATA